GTTAAAAAAGTAGCAGCAGAGGCAGAAAAACCGTCAACATATGTTTCAACAGGCACTTGACACCTCAACATCGTATCCATTGAGGCAATCCCACTAACAATATTACCGCCACCCGAATTTATAAATATTTTAATAGATGGTGGTAAGATACCAAGAGTATTTGACAAAGTCAAGCTTTTTGCTTCCAACTCACCAATTTTTTTATTCAACTCAACACAGGCATTTCGATTTACACCTGAATAAAAATAAATTCTATTATCCTGAACCGATATGTGTTTTTCATTTGCTTCATTACCAGCTTTACGAATTGTTTTTTCTTTTTTTGTTCCCCAATGTGTATTCATTATTTACCCCATTTTCCACGGCTAACTATTGTAGCCATGATTCCATAATTACTAACATCCAAATAAGCATCTTCTAACGGTTCATCTTTGACGGCGGAGTCTCTACCTGTCATCAATAAAGTCTTTACCCTTTGTAACTTATCATTCATACGAAACCAAAGACCTGTAAGAGATAACTTTACCTCTTCTGGTGTTTGTAGTTGAGTTCCAACTGATATATTGCCAGGTCCATAATCATGTTGTTTATGTAGAAACAATTCATATTGTTCTCTTTGTAATTTTCTAAACTCTGCTGTCATAACAGGCCATTCCTTTTCCATTAAAGTAACAATGTCTTTTGATTTAAGTTCATTATCATCAGTGACATTAGACTCTAACTCTCTTTCTTTTATATTCATATAACCTCTATTTTATTATTAAATGTGATAATTGTAATATAATAATTACAACTGATAAAATCAAGCTTATTACTGTTCTTGTATCTGGTATTTCGTTTAATATTAACCAAGTTAACACTCCAAAAACTATGGTTGCCATACCAAAACCAATTGGTCGAACATACCAATAATTTCCAAAAAACTCATAATACCATCGAGTTCCATAATAAAAACATAAACTAATAGGTATCCCACCTAAGATTACCCACCAAATACTTTTTGCCCATTCGTATTTGAATTGTCCTTGCATATGAAACCAAGCAATTACGTGACCAATAAAAGAAGCAATTATTGCCATCCACAGTTTGTTCATTTAACACCCATTTTTTTAATCTCTTTATCAGTTTTACCAAATTTAGTCAACAATAATCGTAACTCATTTTTATTCATAAGTTGACAATATTCACCTGCTTGTGTTTTACTTACTTTAAAATATTCTTGAATAAATGGGACAACTTTTTCGTTAATCTTTATCTTTTTACCACTAAGATACCTAAGAAAGGTTTTTTTATTAGGAAGTAAAGAGCAGTAAAACTTATATACCGCAGAATGAGGCATCACTTCTATCGTAAGTTTTTGAAAGTGATTTACAATTGGTAAATAATCATTATTCATACTTAAATAACGATTTACCATAAACGGACTAAACTTCTTTTTATCTTCGTCTGAAAAACTATCCCAAGGTCTTTTCTTGGTAAATAGTTCATCTATCCATTTAAATAAGTTCATTAACATCCGCCAGTGGTAACATCTCTCCACAACTACCACAATTAAATACTTGAATTGGTGCTATAACCTCTTCACCAGTGGGTGATAATATGGCTGATATTTTTTTTACGACATACCCTTGGATAAAGATTTTATTACCACAAGCTTGACATGACATTGTTTCAGCATCTGATAAATCGATTTTTACTTTTGGTTTTGGAATTGGTTTTCTTGGTTTAAGACTCATTGTAGTCTCCTTAGTATATTTGATATGGTAGCCATGAAGTTAATCTCTTTATCTACGACCAACACATCCTGGTATGAACCATTTGATATGTCAACAATAATCTCTGGTAACTTCTCAACGGAAATATTCTCTACCTCATCATATAGGAAACGATACAACTCTGTGTAATCCGTAAAGTTACTATCAGCTACAAACTTACGAATAGTTCTCAAATCAACACCTTGTTTTATCATATCTAAGAACTGTAGTTTGAACTCGTTGTGTAACATTCCATCTTTGTCTATCTTTAACTGACCATCAATCGCCTGTCTCTGTAAGTCATTGATAACTTTTCTCAAGTCAGGATAACCAGCAGTTACCACGAGAGCCAAGTCATCTAAATCAAAAGAGATATTCTCCTCTTCCAATATATACTTGGCATGAACAGCGACATCTTTCTTTGATGGTGGAATAATCTTATAGGTCTGACATCTACTCTGAATCGGGTCAATAATCTTCTCAACATAGTTACAAGTCAAGATAAATCTACAGTGAGCAGAGAAAGTCTCCATAAGATTACGAAGAGCCGGTTGGGCTGAGTTAACATTAAGATAATCAGCCTCATCCAAGATTACGATTTTGTTTGGTTTGAAACCGACAGAAGAAGCAAAGTTCTTAAGTTTATCTCTAACCAAATCGATATTCCGTTCATCCGAAGCATTAATATAGAGATAGTCACATTCAATAGCATTTACGATAATCTTGGCAAGGGTTGTTTTACCCCCACCGGCTCTACCATACAATAATAGGTGTGGAACATTCTGTTCCTCAATGAACCTCTCGACTTTTGTCTTTAGAGTTTCATTACCAACATATGTATCTAATGTCGATGGACGATATCGTTCCACCCATAATCCATGTGAACTCATACTATACCTGCTGTGATACTAAGTAATATTTAACATTGAAGTCGTCTATCTTAAACTCGATGTGGGCAAGACCACCTGAACTAACTTGAAGAACTGCCTTAGAACATTCTTTGTTCGCATTTAGAACTTCCTTAAATAAGTTAGCGTTGAAGACGATTGGTTCAGTTAACTTTACAGCACCACTCTGAACTTTGATACTGATACGATTTGAATTGATGTCACTAAAACCGATAACGAACTCTACACCACCCTCAGTTGGTTGGATAGAGAAATGTTCTACATCGGATAAAGCACCCTTACCACGAATAAAAGAATTGATGAACTGAGTATCGATGTTAATAAGTGTATCAAACTCAGGCACATTCTTCAACTCTGGCACATCAGGAATGACACCAAGAGCAGCAAGAACATAACTTACAGATATTTTACCATCTGAGAATCCAAATGCTACAGGTTGTTTGTCATCTGTGGGTGATTTAAGTAAGTTAAAGTCAATCTTATCAGCAAGAGTTCCTAACATCTTTGATAAGAGTGGTGTATCATAAACACCCACCTCAAAGTTAGGAAGTGATTGTTTACTAAGTGATAACTCGCCCAAAAGACTTTTATCAGGTGATATAAAACGAGTAGAAAGTGTGTCACCATTCGACTCCCACTTTACTGAATTTATACTACCACCTAGATTATACTTTTGTATAAAGGTATCTAATGTGATTTTATTCATTATAGTTTCTCCATATTATTATTTAATTTACTGATTATTTATTCAAATGTCAAGTTAAAAAAACTTTTCAATCGTATTTTTCTTTTCCACCGGCATATCCCAAGACATCGCATCATAAAACATTTTTATCTTTTTACTCAATGCCTTGTCGAATAACTTATCTCTATCTACGTATTGTTCTATAAAATCGATTATTTGTGCTGGGTCATCATACCCTTTATAAGCCAAACCATCAATATTATAGGGATTAGTTTTTAAATAAACCCAACGAACCTTATTTCCATTTGAAATAGGCTCATGGTTTGTGGTATTGAAATATTTAAGCAGGTCGTTATAAATAACTGATGCCTTAGTGTGAACCGGTGCTCCCTTTTTCATCGGTGTAAACATGGTTTTACTTTGAAATCCACCTTTTGGTTTATCAGTGTATTTAGTTATACCTTTTACGCCAGTAGGTAAAGCAATCTTATCTAGTGGTTCATTTTTCAAATTACTTTTGAAATTAAGAATAAAATTATCTATCTTATCCTTGGGTTGCTTAGCCAAAATTGCTTTCAATACTTTAGTCATAAAGTCACGGAATGCTGGTGGAAATGAGCTTCTGACAATATCTAATCCTTTGACATCTAACTTCTCAACTTCTAAACCACCATCGTTGATAATCCACTGACCATATCTCTTTTTGGTCACCCAAAAAGCAGACTTAGCAATCATTTCTTGTTTTATTTCAAAACGATGTTCACCTCTGATGTTTAAAAACCTACTACTGAAGTAATTATAGGAATTATTAATATATTCTTGAACCTCACCGGCAATCTCAAGAATCTGTTCAGTCATAAACTTATCATTTTTAACGTCAGCATTTGGATGTCTATTTTTGACGAGTGGTAGGGCAGAGTAGAAAACTGAGTCTGTGTCCGTGTAAATACAATAATCCTCTTTCGTTTTTAATATATTATTATAGTAATTGTTAGCAATCTTCTCTGTAAACTGAATTAGTTTTTGACCCGTAGTTGTCGTTCCTTCAGCATTATCGATATCATAAAATCGAAAAACCGTCAAACCTAAAACTCCATACAGACTATTTAGAAGAATCTTTTGCACTAATTGTCGTCTATCAAAATAACCATGTAGTTCGTCGTCCCCTTCCTCACCATACTTCTTTGCCAGTTTTCTATACTCTACTCTCTCATTAAACCATTTCTCAAGTATTGCCGGTATGACACCCTTTTGTTTAAGGTCATACAAAACACCATTTGAAGAAATTGAAACTTTATTTTTTTCAAAAAAATCTTTTAATTGACCTGTTGTGAATGTTCTCAGTGTTTTCCCATCTTTTTCAACAGAGTAATGTTTCTCCTCCCCTCGTATAAATTCTTCGGCATCCCAACCGTTTATCCTTCCTATTTTTGTTTCTGGTGACATATTTAGAGACATGATGATACTTGGATACATGGATGTTAAATCTAAATCAAATACCCAATCATAACGACCTGGTATAGGTGACTTTACATAAGCACCACTAAATCTTGATTCAGAACCATCATAAGTCACACCAGCACCTTTACTTGGTGCTACTAGACCCAAACTCCTCAGATATACTAACATCGCACCCTCAATATATCTAGAACTAAAGTAAACCTCTTCGTAGGGTATCCTACCCAAGTGAGACACAGCACGAGCTAAGTCTAAAAGTTTAAACTTTTGGTCAAGTGCCTTAACTATTTCAACATCGTTTAAGTTGTATTCAATAAACCTATCAATGTCGTCTCTATATAAGTCATCTAATGTCCCTTCATACTCAACCTTTCCTAACCCTACCTCTATCGTTCCAATATGGTCTAAGCGATAACTTGATTGTTGTGTATATGTAAATTTTCTATATAAATCCATATAGTCCAAAGAACTGACACCAGCTATTCTATACATCTTTTTATTTGGATTATATTTTACGATTTGAATTGGTGACAAAGCGTTGGCAAACTCCTCACCTAAAACTTTTGAAAGACGATTATATAAATAAGGGATATCAAACCCATTTGTATTCCAACCAGTAATAACCGTCGGTTTAACATCTATCCAATACCTTAGAAACTCTTTTAATAACTCACTTTCTGTAGAATAAAACCGTATGTCAACTTTGTCTTTTAAATTGTCTTGACCTTCCCCTAAAACATAAACACGATACTTCTCATCATGTTTAGTATACATAGCAACCGAAGTAACTTTGTTTTGTGCTTTCGATGGTTCAGGAAAACCATCGGTGACTTCTACCTCGATATCAAAAAATAATTCTCTGTGGTTTTTAGATGGTTCATCGGAGTCCTCATATCTATCTAATAAAATACGAGTCTCTAGAGGAACATCGGATTCAAAAACTCTGCCTGTTTGAAAATCGTCTTCTGTCCAATATGTCACTTTCTTAAGTTTATCGCCATATATAGAACGATACGTCCCACCACCATCACGAACATAAGCGTAATTCTTGAATATAAAATTTTGATATCCAGCAACATCATCCCAAAGATGAACTTCTACTTGATTACCACCCCTTTTTTCACACCAAATATTTTGATACATTTAGATTATAGAATACCCATTTTCGATATGTAAATATACAAACAAATAACCATGTAAGTCAAGACTTTTTTAATTAATTCGCATAATCTTGGTCATCATTATCACCTGTCATAGGTGTAATTTCACAAGAGTCATTATTACAGAATTTATCAATATCTGCTTCTTCATTCTTAATCACACCAAAAGATAACTTGCTAAGTTTCTTAACTTGTTTGTTATATTCCTCTTCATCAATTGCTTCATAAGGCATTTGTTTATAAGCACCGTAATCATGTCGTGGTAATAAACTAATACCTTTTAAATGATACTGATAGTAATTCAAACATGGTGCTATCTGTTCTGCTTCTGTTTCAGGATCGAATGTAACTGTGCAACTCACTTGGTTGTCAGCCCAATGTCGTTGTAAAAACGCAGCTAAAGAAAATTGTTCCCAAATGGATAGTTCAGAAGCGGTTCTGATTCCCTCTCCGACATCAACGGGCACTTCGACAACCATTGTTGTGTCTTCGGAACCGAATGCTGGTTCGACTAAATAACCAGCTTTTTTCAATGGTTCCAATAATTCCGAATGTTTTGATAATCTAATTCTTCTTATGTAAAACCTTGATTCAGGATAATGAAGACCTGGTGTAGCACCAGCAAGTAATGATACAGTCCCACTTGGTTTTACACTCGTAGTTTTAATACTTCGAGGAACAGCAAACCAATCTGAGTATTGTTTGTCCCAATCTTGTATCACATCATAACCGTTATTCAGCCACTTCTTAAATTCACCCAAACCACGATTGGTGACAAATTGAGCAACACCACTCACACTGCACCCAATTCTTCTATTTCTCAACATCACACGGTTTGTATCCGCCCAATGTGTCCTACCTAAAGTTACTGTTTTAGCATAAAGATAAGCATATTTTAGGGTTCTGGCATAATCATCAAAATTATCGTGGTTGTTAGGAAATGTTTCTACTAAACAACACAACTCGTATGACTCTAAGGTTTGTTCCAAACAAGGATTGCCACCCATTGCTCTATGGTCTTTATTATCTCCACCATTTTTCATACGAGAATACTTTCTCATATTATCTAACCAAGCAAAGCCAGGCTCACCATTATCCACGATTCGTTTGGCAGCTTCTGTATAATCCATACCCAACTCTGCGAATATACTATTATTACTTGTCCATCCATATGTTTCCCTATGTGGGTTTGCTTTATAATTCTTTAAATCTAAATACTCTTCTGAATGTGGGTCACCAAATACAATCTCAGCTGTTCGTCTAACGTTACCTGCAACAACACACTTACCTATTAAATTCATGATATCTACGATTGTTGTCACAGATATTGGCTCACCACTATTATCGTCAAGGACTTTTCTAATACTTTCATGAACTTCTTGTAAAGGTTCATGTCCACTTGATACACCACCGAAACCACTTATTGGTTCACCTGCTGGTCTTATCTTAGTGTAATCAAACTCAATCGGTGCTTGTCCGTGAAAGTAACTTTCTAATAGTAACTTTAGTGATTCAACCCAACCCTCACGAGTATCTGGTATATTATAAATTTGTTCCTCTCTAGTATTATCAACACCTTTGATAATAATTTCGCCAGCACCTTTTGTATCAAATCCAACACCTACTCCTAACATACTAGCATCCATTAAAAAACAAAATGGTTTTGAGTAATCCTCTTTAAGTGTTTTTGTTG